GAAATGTATATGCGTGAAAAGACCCCTATAATTCGTAGTAAGAGACTAATACAAGAGCTATTAGTATTTATATGGTTAAATGGTAAAGCACAATCACAACAAGGTTATAATGATGATTTAGTAATGGCATTTTGTATCGGACTTTGGTTGCGTGATTCAACATTAAAATTGCGTCAACAAGGAATTGAATTACATAAAAAAGCATTAACATCTTTTCAAAAAACAAACCCAGCTATTTACACAGGAAATAATAGAAATCCAAACACAGGTTGGGATTGGGATACTGGTTTCGGTAATGAAGGCCTAACGTGGCTTATTAAATAAAATAGCCATTGATCTTTAGTTAGATATATTTATATAAAAAAAGATATAATATGGCGTCATTAAGAAAACGACTACAAAACCTTTTTAGTACTAACGTAATTGTCAGAGCGTATGGAAAAGATCAACTTAGAATAGTTGATACTAATCGTTTGCAATCAGTTGGGAATCTAGGTCAAAGTAAAGTAGCAGATAGATATACTCGTTTGCACGGAGCAAACAAGCACCGAGTTGGTGGTATGGGTGGATATGATTCTAACTATTACATGCACCAAAACCGTATGCAATTGTATGCGGATTATGAAATGATGGATAAAGATCCAATTATCAGTTCAGCATTAGATATTTATTCAGATGAATCTACATTAGCAGATCAGTTTGGTGAAATCTTAACAATTAAAACAAACAACACTCAAGTACAAAAAATACTTTACAATTTATTTTATGATGTTTTAAATATTGAGTTCAACTTATGGACTTGGATTAGAAACATGACAAAATATGGTGATTTCTTTTTAAAATTAGATATTGCTGATGAAATTGGAGTATTAAATGCTCGTCCTTTTTCTAGTTATGAAATGGAGCGTTGGGAAGAATATAATGAAGCAACTGGCGAATATGATATTAAATTTAAAAATATCGCGTCAGAGCAAATGACTTATGATGTGTTTGAAATAGCACATTTCCGTATGTTGTCAGATTCTAACTTTTTACCATATGGTAGATCTATGTTAGAAGGAGCTCGTAAAGAATTCCAAAAATTAATGATGATGGAAGATGCAATGCTTATTCATAGAATTATGCGCGCACCTGAAAAACGTATTTTTAAAATTGATATTGGTAATATTCCAACCAATGAAGTTGATTCATTCATGGAAGGAATTATCAATAAAATGAAAAAGATTCCACACATTGACCCACAAACAGGAAATTACAATTTAAAGTTTAATCTTAACAACATGTTAGAAGATTATTACTTGCCAGTTCGCGGAGGTCAATCATCTACAACAATTGATACATTGCCTGGTATGACTTTTACTGGAATGGATGATATTGAATATATTCGTACAAAAATGATGGCTGCGCTTAAAATTCCAGCTCCATTCTTAGGATATTCAGAAGCAGTTGAAGGTAAAAGTACTTTAGCATCAATGGATATTCGTTTTGCTAGAACAATAGAACGTGTACAAAAAATTGTAACGTCTGAATTAATTAAGATTGCAATTGTGCATTTATATTCACAAGGGTTTGAAGGTGAAGATTTAGTTGGATTTGAATTAGAATTAACAGCTCCTTCAATTATTTATGATCAACAAAAAGTTGCATTAATGACAGAAAAAATGACATTAGCAACAGCAATGAAAGACAGTAAATTAGTTTCTGACAAATACATTTACGAATACATATTCAATATGTCGGAAGACCAATGGTTGCAACAACGTACAGATGTCGTTGAAGATTTAAAATTACGTTTCCGTCAAAATCAAATTGAACAAGAAGGAAATGACCCGTCTATAACTGGAGTATCATTTGGAACACCTCACGATATGGCAGCATTACATATGTCGAGCAAAGAGGTAGAAGAAAAGGATTTAGGAGGACGTCCGCCAGAAGGAATTAAATATGGTCAACATAAAAATCAAATGGGATGGGATCCTACGGGAGCAAAAGAGTTAAAACAATCATTTAATCCTGAAAATCAAAAAACAGCATTTCAACCAGATCCTAAATTTAAAAACTTAGCAGGTTCAGTTGCCGTTGAAAATCGAAATATGTTGAAACATTTAAAATCTAAAAATAAAAGCGTTAGTATTATAACAGAATCATTAAATTCTAAAAAGAAACAAGAATCTAATGCAGATGCTGGCACTATGTTAGACGAAAACAACATTTTATAATTAGAAACATATTTATTAAAAACACAAGGCATCGTATAGAACATGAAGAAATTAAAACATTCAAAATATAAAAATACGGGTATTTTATTTGAAATGTTGGTTAGAAAATTAACTTCAGAGACATTAACATCAAATAAATCAGTAACCATTGATATTATTAAAAAGTACTTTGGTAGAAATACTGAATTATCAAAAGAACTGCAATTATACAATTCTTTAATTAAAGAACAGTTTAGAAGCGAAGCTCAAGCATTAGATTATATACGTACTGTTAAATCTGCGTATGATAAATTAAATCAAAGTGTATTGAAGCGTCAACGATATAATCTAGTAAAAGAAATATCAGAAAAGTTTGTATTTACAGATATGGCAAAAATGCATATCAATAATTACAAAGTATTAGCTTCAATCAACATGATATTTGAACATACTGAAACGGATAACCCAAAACAGTTAATGGAATGCAAAACAGTTATCATTGACCATGGAATTATTGTAGAACGTACTCAACCTAAAAAAGATGCATTAATTGAGGCATTTGAATCACAGCCAAAAGATATGCGATTATTGTCGTATAAAATTTTAGTTGACAAATTCAATGAAAAATATTCTGGATTAGACGAATCTCAAAAACAACTTTTAAATAAATACATTACACACGTTAATGATACAGCTGCATTGCGAGAATATATTCAAACTATTATTCCGACAATCAAAAATGATTTAGCAAAACAAGCAAAATCTATAACTGACCCAGCAACAAAGATTAAAGTATCAAAATTATCAGAAATGCTTTGTAATGTTGAAGCAATGAAAACGATAAAAGAATCACACGTATTATCGTTGTTACGTTATTTTGATTTAGTTCGAGAATTAAAGGAGATCCATTAATGAAGTCACTATTACGAGAAATGAATGAAAAGTTTCATGAAATTGAATCTGGGTATTGTGATGGATGTGATCGTCCAAATGACAAATGCATTTGCGATGAAGAAACAGTTGAAGAACAAAATGTAACAGGTGCAATTGCTGGATATAGTACTCCTAAAGCTTTTGCTAAAAAAACAAATGATGAAACTGCGGAACAATTAGGTTATAAAAAAGTTCAAGAAGCAATGGATAAAAAATATCTAGAACTTATTGAAGGTTACCGAGATTTCAAAAAAGGTGATGTTAAACCATCACATACTGTAAAAAATACAATCAAAGAAATTGCAAAGAAACTACAAGAAATTGAAACATTAGTTCATTATAATTCTAGATTGAAAAATGAAGCAGGAATAGCATCGTCAGAATATGGTCCGGCTACATCAAAAGCATTGACAAAAATATCAGAACGATTAATAAAAATATCAGAACGAGTAAGATCATTAGGGGAGTAAGATGTCAAAATTATTAGTAGAATATATGCAATTTCAACCAATTGGTTCATTAAATGAAACAAGCGGTGCTGCATATGGCGTTCCGGGTGGTTTTGTTGTACAAGGAGTTTTACAAAGAGCTGGTGCTAAAAATCAAAACGGACGTATTTATCCAAAAAACATATTGATGCGTGAATGTATGCGTTATCAAAAAGAATATATTGATCAACATAGAGCATTAGGCGAATTAGACCATCCGGAATCATCAGTTGTTAACTTGAACAATGTGTCTCATAATATTTTAAAAATATGGTGGGATGGCGATGATTTAAAAGGAGCTGTGCAAATATTAGAAACTCCATCAGGTAAGATTCTTAAAGAACTTTTTAAAGCTGGTATTACATTGGGTATTTCATCACGTGGATTAGGATCTGTAAAAGAACTTAGAAATGAAGGTGCTGTAGAGGTTCAAGAAGACTTTGAATTGATTTGTTGGGACTTCGTATCTAATCCATCAACTCATGGAGCTTTTATGCGTCCTACGCACATGCACGAATCAGTTGGTAAAATGAATACCACAAATAAATATAATAAAGTAAACAGCCTTATAACTTCAATTTTATGTGAAGACGGGAAATGCAGGATATAACTATGAAGAGCAATTTAAAATATATTTTAGAAATGATCACGGAAGATCAACCGCAGCCATTATCTAAAGAAGAAAAACAAGAGTTTTTAGATCAAGTTAAACGTTTCAGTGAAATGAGTCAATCAGTTTACGGAAATGGTGATTTGCAAAACTTAACAGACCGTGTTAAAGACATGATCAATAAAGCTGAACAAATTACAACTGAAGCTGGAGATTGGTTTGACAATGTAACGGTTAAACGTCATATGAAAAACTTAAATGATTCATATCGTGTATTTGAAGCAAC